TGCCAGCACGACTGATACCAGTGCTAAACCTGCTCTTTGCATTCGCAATGTTAGCCCGAGTGATACTATCTCTGCTTTGACGAGTACCGCCCTTTGAAGATGTAGTCCTCGCATATGTAGGATCTTCCGCAGCATCGCGGGAACTTACATACCCATTAACATTTACAATTTTTCCATTCTTCAGACGACGAGTATATCCCTCAATCTGAATTTTATGACAGATGACACGCGGAGAATATCCGCCAACTGCCGCGCCATAATATGCACTCATTTAAATTCTCCTCATTCGAAATTTTCAGCAAACGCCTTATATGCAACATACGCATCCATCATCGCACTGACTGGATCGATCTTCTCTTCATGACGCTTCTTGCTAAGCTTCCGGTTACCATTGCTGTCTTCCCATACAACGGCATTACCCATAGCATAAGACATCAAAGATTCATCAAACAGCAGCAAACGGTCTTCTGCAAGCTGCTTCAGCTCACCAAGTGGTACTGTCTCTGTCTTGGCTCCCTGAATTACCTTGCACACACCGAACGGGCCATTCTCATTCTTCCATCTTTCTGCAAATTCCGCAGCATTATATGGGTCATAACCGAAAGCACGCACATCATACTTGCAATCTATGATATGTTGGTCAAGATCGTCGTATATGCTCATCATGTCAAGCACAGTACCAGGCATAACGATCAAAGTGCCTTCTTTGACAAATTCATCGTATTTTTCACGCCCGGCCGGATGCAGCCGCATCATCGTGCGCTCAGAGATATAAGCCCGACATTTAATGCCAAACCGATCTCTGACAGGAAACAGAAAAGTAAAAGCGCAGAAGTCGTCGCCCTGTGAAAGGTCGGCTCCCAAAGCGCAGGGAAGCTCCCAGTAATCACGATGCCGATGCGGAAGTGTCTCCTCATAACGGAAGAAATAAGTGAAACCTTCCATTGGCAATCCAAAACGCTTTGCAAGTATCTCATTGCGCTTTGACGGTACTGCGATAGCTTCCCGTAATTCATCTTCATACTGCTCGTAACTAACAGTATACCCGAGATTTGGATTCGCTTTGATCCAGGTCTCAGGATTATTCAGCTCTTTCTCACTGTCAAGCTTATACCACCAGATTGACACATGGTCATTCCGGTACTTGCCGTTGAGAATATCAGAAAGCTCTTTCTTGATGCTGTCGCCAACGCCATTACGGACGGTTCCCTCAGAACTCATAGCAATGATCAGCCAGTCATCACATTTGGCAGCGCCCTGAGCAAGAGCGGTAATCGGATTCTCACGAGTATCGGTAGACAGCCATTCGTCTACAGTGTTCATCGCACTGCTGAATCCCTGAAGTGCATCGATCCGCATCGGACGGACTTCCAGCAATGAACCGGTAATGAAGTTTTCTACACCCTTCTTGGTCGAGGCCAATTTCTGACGCTTCGATTTATTGCCGGTAGTATTCTGAAGAGATCCTTCAGTCATAAACTTGAACAATGGACCTCTGGCACGTGTAATGGCCGTCTTAATAGGATTGATTGCCTCTTCGGCCTGCTTCATTGTATAAGCAGTTGCGACCTGATGTGTGGCCTTAGGATTACATGCGAGAAAATATGCATGATGCGTAGCAGCATAAAGCGTTTTAGCAGCAGCACGCCCAACAATCAGATACTGACGGTTAATAAGGCGTTTCTTGACACGCATTGTCCGATATTGGCCATGCCGTCCATTTTTTCCAGGAACGTACACCGATTTGACAATGAAATAGTACCAGCCGTAGATTTCTTCGGCCCACAGCTTATATGACTCAAGCAAATGCAAATCGGACCCATCGGTTAAGGTCAGCTCGCTCTCACAAAACCGGACATAACAATCTACTGGCTCCGGATCATAGTAATACCGAGGATTATCGATCAACTCGTCAATCCGGTGCATTTCAAGCGCCACTTCGTGATTTACAAGAATTTCACCGGCTAGAACTTTGTCACGAAATTTCTCATAATACTTTGGCGTTGCCGTATTTGAAATCATGGTTAACCATCAACCCACTCTGGCATATATGGCATCGGTTGATTCATCATTGCCTGCGCTGCTTGCATACCCGCTTGATAACGACTGTATTCGGCGTATGCTCTTTCAGCAACCGCGTCAGGGCTCCATACCCCTTTTTGGAAAGCCGGAGTTTCTGGTGCAGTCAAGCGCTCCCAATACTCTCGAGACTGACGACGTTCTTCCCTACGCTCGGCTTTCTGATTCGCCCTTGCCTGAGCACGTTCGGCTTTCTTATCGGCACGCTGTTGCTCTTTGATCGCCGCACGTTGAGCTTTCTCAGCTTCTCGAGCAGCCCTTTCTGCGTTAATCGTAAGTTGCCGTTCAGTTTCACGAGCAATCCTTGCCTTATAATCGTCGGTATTCTGCATGTACTGTTCGTACTTGTCTTTAGACGTCTGAGCTGCAAGTTTAGCATCATACCGTGCTTTACGCCCCTGAGCGCTTGCAAGTGCACTGATACCTTTAAACGGAAGCTTTGCACCCTCTGTGATAAGGAACCGGAGGTCTTTGTATGTCTGCTCACCGACATGACCTGTACGCTTGCCAAGTTCCGTTAAAAACGACGAGCTGAACGCCCGTCCACGTTGTAAACGAGCTTCTGTAATTTGCGCCCTCGTTTTAGCACCGATCAGCTTCCGATACTCTTCTTCCTGCTTTAAACGCTGAATACGCTGAGCAAGATCAGCATCACTCAGACGACGAGGGCTCTTGCTCCATCTCGTACGGCCTTCCCCACGTGTAACCGCTTTTGCAGTTGCCTTTACAACCCGACCTACAGCTTTTGCCGCACGCCGGGCTATTGACGGATTTGCACGCTGCTCTGCTGCACTGTGTGCTCCGTCTTCAAGTGGATACGGGGGGCCATTACGCTTCCCCCATTTCATTCCAAGAATACCCCAATGCTGTAGGTACTCAGGATGACTAATTACATATGCGATCGTAATCACCCCTCATGATAAGAGTTACTGGACAGGCGACTCCACACATAAGCCACCTGCCCAGCAAATCACTTAGGTTGTTGCGGCCGCCTGAGAACCACTGGTTGCCCATCCTACCCAGCGGCCAGTCTGGCCAAGGATATACTGGCTCTGCTGGAAGTTACTGATGTCATTCTTGAGAGCAGCATTCTGAATCTGCTGATCAGACAGACGATCCTGAAGCATTTGGGTCTTAATCTCACAGCAGCAAGAATCCATCTTGGCCTGAAGCGCCTGAAGCTGCTGAGCCAGAACATTTGTCTGATTCTGGATCGTAAGATTGACCTGATTGAACCCCTGAATCGCATTGATCAGGTTCGTGTTGTTCTGCTGCATCAGTGTATTGGTCTGTCCATTGATCAGCTGAGCAGTCTCGTAGTTGTTGTTCGCAGAGCTCAAAGCGATCTGCTGAAGCTGATTCTGCGTAGCCTGATTATTAAACCCGGCAGTCATCTGTTCAGTCGTCGCATAATTCCCGGGCATCATCGGGCCACGGTTTCCACCGAAGCCAAAGCCATTACCGCCGAACATAAGAATCAGCAACGCAAAGATCCACATAAAGGATCCTCCACCGAATTCATTGTCTTTCATTAAAGCAAGTTCACCGGCGTCCATAGTAACACCTCCATGAGTTTATGTGTAAGCGGCACCTGTGTGCAATGCCGTTTACTTCAATTGATTAAGGATCATGTTCGGATCGACGCCCTTCTGCTGAGCCATCTCATAAAAAGCAGCTCTCGCATCACCGCCATGATTCTGAATCTCCTGCATGACAGCTCTCATTTGAGGATTCTGAGCTGCCAGATTAGCAATCATCTGCTGAGGATTTCTTGAGTTGCGGATGGAACCAATCATGCTCATAATTCCTCCGGAACCGGATTGGTTAAGCTGGTCCATGATAGGATTTATCATTTCAATGCCTCCTCGAGTACTTTTAGACGTTGCTCAAGCATGCTGAACTTTTCATCCAGATCTTTCTTATCCGGAAGTGGTTCAGGTACATATGGCGTAATCGAATATGGGGTTTTAGTTTTAAACCCGGCATCATCCGTTTGCACAAGCCATACGAGCGGAGCGGTCATATCAAGAAGCAGGATCGAACTTCGAGGGGCCATTGGAAACGCATCCACGCCTTTCTCTCCATTGACCTGCTTCACTTCGGTTTGTTCAGGAACCGGCTGTGCGGTCTGAGGCAT